AGAAAGATAATTGACTACGCAAATATTCTCTTAAACAAACGTGAATGGGAAGGCAGCGATGAATAAAGACATGCTTATAATTCCAGACTGTCATGCGTCTCCAGACTACAGCAATGAAAGATTCACCGCTTTAGGCAACCTGATAGTTAAGCAAAAGCCTTACTATATTACTTGCTTAGGAGACTTTGCGGATATGTCAAGCTTATCATCCTATGATAGGGGGACCAAAGGGTTTGAAGGCAGGCGCTTTAAGAAGGACATAGCATCAGCTATAGACGCGCAGACTAAACTCTTTGCTCCATTAAAGATGTTTAATGAACAGAAAAGAAAGAACAAGGAGAAACAATATAAGCCTAAGCTTAATATGTGTTTAGGAAATCACGAAGACAGAGTAACTAGGGCGACCAATCAATCACCAGAACTTCATGGAGCTATTGGCATTGATGATTTACAATATGAGAAATTTGGATGGAAGTTAACCGGCTTTAAAAGCTGCCTAAGCATCGAAGGTATCGCCTTCTCTCACTACTTCACTACTGGAGTATCTGGAAGACCGATAAGCTCAATGCATGTAGGGCATCAACTTGTATCTAAGCTGCATTGTTCTGCTGTACAAGGACATTCTCACTTGTATAATCATGCTGAACAGACCAGGCCTGATGGCCAAAAGGTATTTGGTTTAAGCGCCGGATGTTATTCACATCCTAAATATTCAGAAAGCTGGTGTCAGGATACAGAACACCAATGGTGGAGGGGGGTAGTTGTACTAAAGGGATTAGATGGTGATGGGTACTATGACGAGATCCAATCTATAACTCAAAGAAAAATAATGATGGATTACTTATAGATGCTTGAATCATTTATTGGAATCGTTGCCGGGTATGCTATATATATTCTGATTTCCTGTTTCATTCTTTACTTGTTTCTTAGATGATCTCTTTACTTTAACCGCCCCCGAAAGGGGGCGTATTTTTTTAACACATCCCATTGGTATTGCATGTATACCAAACCAAGCACCCTTGTCATCTTTAGTGTTTGCTATCTTTATTACTTCCTTATCTCTGTAAACTATATACCCAGTTGTTTCCATTACAGCAGGGTTAACATCCTCACACTTCTCCCATCCAGCGCTAGCTACTATATCCAACCAGTGTACTTCAGCTAACTTTTCCATATCAATAAAGCTTAGCGTCCATCCCAGACACAAGTTTGTTATACTCTACCTGGTCATCTATAAGGTTCTGTAGGTGAGCCATCATGCTTTCTCTCAACTCAGCAGCGTACTCAACAGTTGTGTTGGGGTCCATCATCTGATACTTCCATCGTCTAACGACAGCCTTCATTTCCTTTCCGCTAAAATAAGCGTTTAGGTTTAATTGAGTAGAAGGACTTAACTTGTAAGTGTTTATCCCGAACAGTGACATCACAGCCTGTGGTATACTGTACTTAGGCAAGCCATCCTTTCCTGTGTTACCATCTATGGCGTCAGTAGCCATAAGCAGCTTAACAATAGGACCTCCTCCACTTATCTGATCGCCTGCTTTATTACGAGGCATAAGGAATGGAGGTACGATATAACTTGCCATGAAAGACATCGCATCCTCGTACCTCTGCTGAGGAGGGTCGGCATCATTCCAAATAGGTTGGCCAGTAAATGGATCATGGTTTGTCTTCAGTCCTATCAAAAGATCAACAGGCCCCGTGAAGAACCCTGTTCCTTTGTATGCCTCTCCTACCTCTCCTTCAGATATACTCTTGGCAAGATCTGCCCAGCCTGTCCATGGCAACATATACCCTAGATCAATAGCTGTCCACTTTCCATTCTCGTCTTTATGCGGGAGGAAATACATATTATCTCTGTCCCTAGCCCACTCACCAAAGTGCCCCTTGAGCTTTTCAAAGTCCTCCTCTGTTACATCATTCTCTTCTGCTAACCATGCTGCATACATAAATGGCAACGCAATATAAGGAATAAATGAAGCAGGATTGTTCTTTAGATTCTTCATTAACTGAGGAAGAACCTTAACATTAAACGTAATGAATGGCGCTCCATAAGGAACACGCCTCAACCACCTAACAGTTTCAGATACAGAGCTATAATCTAGAATTGCATCTTGCGCGTCAAGAGCAGCTTGGTCAGCCTTAAGACCCTTAGATTCTATACTATGAATAAACTTAGCAAGCTTAAATACAACCTCAGATTTCTGGTAGAACCTACCTAAAGGATTGACATAATCATTGAAGAATATAGATGCTCTGCTTTTAAAGCCTTCCATTGTAGAGGCCTCAGCAACAACCTTTCTATACTCCATGTCTATCCTACCAATCTCTTGCGCGGTAAAAGAAGTTCCTTCTATTCCGTATTCTTGCGCCATCTGGTAATACTTTCCATCATTTATGATTTCATTCATAGCTCTAGAAAGATATCTAAAAACATCTCCGTTGTATAACGGAACACCTGACGTATGAAGAAGAACCATATTGCTTATAAGGTTTCTCACCTGTGTTGGTGGATTCATTATAACTCTTGTATACTTGAAAGCTCTTTGAGCCATACCGCCCCAACCTTTATCACTAATTAGGTTAGCTATAGGATTGTCTACAGTCTGAGTCTCAGAGAGGGCCATAACATCCCCAAAGATCTCCTTTCTTACATGCATGCCAGAAAACTTACCAAACTTACTTTGATTAGGAATCTTTTTATAATTTTTTATATCTACCTTGCCTGGCATCTCCTGTGTTGTTTGCTGAGCAGCAGCTACCATTTCCTTAGAGGCTTCCACCATTGCATCAGCTCTTTCTGGATCGTCTTTCCTCATTACAGCTGAGCGTTCCATTAAATTAGCAGACTCTGTTAGAAGCCATCCAGGCGATGTCTTATTCCCTCGCCAAATAACAAGCTCTCCAGGTATGACCCATCCCTTACCAGCGGGATCTGTTGCAACCCACTCAAGATACTTTACGATAGCTAAGTCTCTAGTTACCTGACCATAGTATCTGGACGCAAGGAACGCTGGGTCCTCAATCTTTCCAAATAAAACATCAGCTATCCATTGATCGTGAAGCTTCCTAGCTTTGGTATAGTCCATAGCTGAAGGTCTCAACCCAGAACCAAGAGACCTTCTTAACTCTGGATCTATTAGATATCTTAGATATGTATTAGGAAGATACCTATCCTTTAAGGATTCATATCTCGCTTCATCCATAAGACCCATGTCAACTAGCTCTTGCCCAAGATTCTCTATATCCTTTTTTACCTCAACAGCCTTGTCCCGCATATTGACAGTGCCAATCTGGCGCTTCCTTCCCCCCATCTTACGGCCTCTTCCAAATGTTTCTCTTGTTGCAAAGTTAACATTTAAACTAGGAACCAAGCTGGGTGAAGCGTCCTTGGTAGTAAAGAATGTATAGATACTTTTCTTTTCCTCTTTAGATGCTTGATCAAAGATATCATAGATTTGCCTAGCAAGATTTTGCTTTATACCTATCTCGCCTTGCGCTAAGTATCTCCGTGCCTTTAGAGTATTAGCCCCCTCCAAAGTAATCCATGGATCAAACAGCCTTCCAAACTCTTTTGTCTTATGCCATGCAGCTGACTGCCCTACTACTGATTGAGTAAAGGAGTCTGTTGCATCTTGAGTGATCTTTCTCCAGGTTTTATTTGAGTCCCCAAGAGTCTCTCCTAAACGACTTGCTCTCATAGTTCCTACATCAGTATCCAAAGACCCAAGAGACTGCATCTGGTTATCATTAAGAACTATATACGATCTACTTTTTGAGTCATCATCAAACTTTGTAAAACTAATTGAGTCATACCCTTCTTTACTAAGAAAATACTTTAGTTTAGTGTTGAACTCTTTATTCGAATTAGGATTAATCCCAACTTCTTCTCTTATAAAGCTGCCCATAAGTTTCTTTATATCAGAAGGAGCGTCCTTTAAATAGGCGCTCCAACTAGAGGGAGAATCCCAACCGAATATGTCAGTTTTTACATCAAGAGGTTTTTTGACATTAACATAACCTTGAAGTATTTCTACGTTAGGAACAGCATGCGCTGAGATATTACTATTCTCGCCCAGTATAGCGCCAGCTATATCTTTGTCATTCTTTGAATTGTAAATTGAACTAAGCGAGATTGTATCTATTTTCCCAGATGGAGATTTAATAGTTAACTCATATGATCCATCTTTATTCAATGACATATTAGCTGTATAATTTACCGTCACACCTTCTGATGCTCCCCCTATTTCAACTGGTGCAGGAGTTCCATCTTCATTTGTTAAGCTAATT